CCATAGACGACCTGTCAGAGTGGGCAGACCTGCAATTCCTGCTGTGGGATGCGTTGCGCCGTGCTGGTATTACCGACGAAGAGCTCAACACGGCTATGGATATCAAGCTGGCTGTGAACATGTCCCGTAAGTGGCCTGAGCCGAAAGATGGCGAGCCCCGTGAGCACATCAGGGAGGGCGCTTAATGCCATATCAACTCATTTACGCCGATCCGCCGTGGGCATACAACAACAGCGCCAGCAATGGCGCTGCTACTGACCACTACCAGACCATGTCTATGACCGATCTGAAGCGCCTGCCCGTGTGGGCGCTTGCCGAAGAAAACGCGGTATTGGCGATGTGGTACACCGGCACGCACAACCAGGAGGCGCGGGAGTTGGCTGAAGCCTGGGGCTTTCGTGTCCGCACGATGAAGGGTTTCACCTGGGTGAAGCTGAACCAACTGGCTGAGCAGCGGTTTAACCGCGCGCTGACGGAGCAAACCATCCACGACTTCACCGACCTTCTGGACATGCTCAACGCTGAAACCCGCATGAATGGCGGCAATCACACCCGCAGCAACACCGAGGATGTGCTGATAGCGACGCGCGGCGCCGGGCTTGAGCGCGCCAGCGCATCGGTTAAGCAGGTGGTGTATTCATGCCTGGGCGAACACAGCGCGAAGCCGTGGGAAGTGCGCCGCCGGCTGGAACAACTTTACGGTGACGTGTCACGCATTGAGCTATTCGCGCGAACCGCCGCCGATGGCTGGGACTGCTGGGGCAACCAGTGTGACAGCAGCGTGCAACTGATCGCCGGGAGGGTGGCATGAGCTGGAGAAACCTCTATCGCGGCAATAACCAAGTGATACTCACCGATTACAAGCTGGATGTGAAAGAGGGCAACGCCAAAACAGTTTATCTGGTTCGTCATTACAGCCATGTGTGGAAAACCCAACTGGAGCAGAGCATCACCATTGAGCGCGATTCTTATGGACGGTTTAAACCTACGGTCGCGCTGGATGATTTCCCTGAAGGTTTAAGTGAGCGTGAATCAATGCTGAAGCTGGCTGACTGGCTGCACCGCCTCGGAGTATCGATTGAAGATCACTGGAGCAAGCCGTGATGAAGCTGACTCTGCCGTTCCCTCCATCCGTCAACACCTACTGGCGAAACACCAGGAAGGGAGTATTAATCAGCGCCTCCGGGCGCTCTTTCCGATCTAACGCGCTGGCGGACATCATGGAGCAGCTTCGCCGCGCGCCTCAGCCGATTACAGTGAACGTGGCTGTTTCGGTAATTCTCTATCCGCCGGACAAGCGGCCACGTGACCTGGACAACTACCTGAAAGCGGCATTCGACAGCCTGACGCATGCTGGCGTATGGGTAGACGATAAGCAGATTAAGCGGTTTGCAGTGGAGTGGGGGCCGTTGACTAAAGGGGGTAAAACGGAAATTACTATAAATCCATACAGTGCAATTGACGGCAGTAGTCAAGATGTACCACCGGTTGTATAGTGCGAAAGCGGCGAAGATGTGCAGAGTTTTCGCCGCGCAGGTTGGTCCCGTTCACGTGCAGGTGATGGGGCGGGACCGGTTAAACAAAAATCAGTGTGGAGATTACCCATGAATCAACTTTTAGTGGTTGAAGGCGTTTCCGTTCGTCGCGACTCAGTTGGTCGTTACAACCTCAACGATTTGCACCGCGCAGCTGGTGGAAATGAACGTCACAGCCCTAACCGCTGGACACGCACCGAATCCTTTAACGGGTTAATTTCTGAGCTAACGCCAGATATGGCGTTTGCCCCTGCTGACGTACAGCGGGGAGGGATCACGCCGGGTACTTACGTTTGCAAAGAGCTGGTATACGCCTACGCAATGTGGATTAGCCCGTCATTCAACCTGAAGGTTATTCGCACATTCGACGCTGTTAATACTCTCACAGCGCCACCCGCGTATTCGGACCGCATTCAGGCCGGAGTAATTCTGCTGGAATCCGCAGCCAGAACGCTCAACCTGTCGAACTCATCAAAGCTGGGCGCTTACCAGAAGCTGCAGCAGGCAGCGGGGCTCCCTGATCTCATGCCTCATTACGCTATTGATGCACCTTCTGATGCTGCGGATGGCTCCAGTCGTCCAACGCAGTCACTCAGCGCACTGCTTAAGGCTCATGGCATCAGATTGACCGCCAACCAGGTTTATCACCAGCTGGTTAAACTTGGCATTACCGAGCAGAAAAGCCGGAAAAGTAACTCCGGGATAAATGGCGTTAGGAAGTTCTGGTCGCTGACGGCCAAAGGCTGCATGTACGGCAAAAACATCCCCAGCCCGGCCAACCCACGCGAGACGCAGCCGCATTTCTTTGAGTCACGCTTCGCTGAACTGCTCCGCCTGCTTGAAACAGTGCACTGAGGTGTCAATGCGAGCATTACTTACACCAGAAGTGGCCCCGCGCACCGGCATTGTGCTGTTCAAACC